CTATTACTGGTCCTCGATCACCGAAAAAGCGGGCATCGAAGACCTTCATTTTCATGATTTGCGTCATGAGGCCACCTGTCGCCTGTTTGAGCGGACCCCCATGTCGGATCTTGAAATTGCCACCATTACCGGTCACCGGGATCCCCGGATGCTTAAGCGCTATGCCAATTTGAGAGGATCGGATCTGGCGCAGAAAATGTGGTGAAAAAAAAGGGGCCCGAAGGCCCCAAAATCGCGCTGCTGTGAACTAGATTTCAATTTTGGCGGCTTCAATGAACAAAAGATCCAGATCGCTATTGGACCATCCCATGCCGGCGGCAATCGAAAGCAGCATTGGTGATTCGCGCCGATACTCGATGGCATTGGTCCAGGCCAGTTTAACCAGGGGATCGGTGGCCGCATTAACGTACGCCTCCACCGCATCGAGCGAGCCTTCCTGCAATAAGACGGCCTTGGCCTGTAGCGGTGAGACGGCTTGCGGCACCTCGCTGGGCGGCGGGGTCCAGGTTGGCAGGGTCGGCGGCCGGGCATTCGGGAAATCCGCACGGGTCAGGCCATAGCGCCCAATCACGCTATTGTCCTCAATTGCCACAAAACGGCGGTTGATGTCATCGCGCTGGATCAGCCACAGGCTGCCTTCCAGCAATTGCATGAATTCCGCATGCTCCACAGTCCCCTCCAGGGCATCGAGATCCTCACGGGTATTAATGATGGTGGTGGCCAAGCTCATAATGACTCTCCAGATAATTCAACAGGTGGTGGGTATCCGCCCAGCGGGCATGACTGGCCCAGGCGGCAATGAATTGATTCAGTGCCGCGGGATCCCGGTGGGTGATGGCGTTCTGAATTTTGCGTTTGGCTCGGGTGACCGAATCCTTGCGTAACAATTTATGCGTCGGCCAAATGCGGTATCCGAGAAAATTGATGCCACGCGCCGTATTGGCGACTTGCCATTTGCTGATGCGAAGCCCGAGCTGGGTTTCGGCAAAGGCGCTCATGCGGGTGAACGTCTCGCGCAGCGACTCCGAATCCTGCCCCAGGACAATGATGTCGTCCATGTAACGGGCCCAATGCCGTTCCTTCAGATCAAAATGCAGGAACCGGTCGACCGCGCCGCCATAGACATTGGCAAACAGCTGCGAAGTCAGGCTTCCAATCGGCAGTCCCTGCCCTTCCGGCGGAATAATTTCTCGCAATACGGCCAAAGTCTGGGGGCAACCAATCTTTTTCTCGATCATGCGATGCAAAACCGCATGCTGGATGCTCGGAAAAAATTTCCGAAAGTCCGTCTTCAGAAAATGCGTGGCCTGTGTTTGCCGCAAGCGCGACTGAATGTGTCGCACCCCGGCATGAGTGCCTAACCCAGGCCGGCAGGCAAAGGTATAAGGCAACAGGCTTTTCTCAAAGATCGGGCCAATGACATTGCAAACTGCATGCTGAACCAGGCGATCTTTGAAGCCCAGAGCCGAAATCAGCCGAGGTTTCGGTTCAAAAATCGTAAACTCTCGATAGGGACCGATCTGATATCGCCCTTCCAAAAGCTCATCCTGAATTTGTTTTAGGTGGAGTTGGTCGTATTCCTTAAAATTGAGATAACCCCAGGTCAGCCGCTTGCGTTGCGTGGTTCGAAAATAGGCCTGCCGCAGATTGGCCATATCGGCAATCCGGGGCATCAATTGATAGTGAGGGGCGCTCATGAATGCTGGCCGCGCTTTTCCCATCCGTGGTACTCAGCGCTCTGCCAGACCCTGAAACGTGTTCCCCGAAGGAGGATCCCACCGGCTGACCACATGTTGAAGTGGACGGCCTGCTGAGCCTTGACCGCAGCAGAGCGAAGATCATGTGTCACAGGCGCACCGCAACCCGATGTTGTTGTTCGAGTTCGAGGCAGCGTTGTTCCAGTTCGACGAACGCGAACCGCAGTTCGCCCCGTTGTTCCAGTTGCCGCCAAAGATCGCCGCGTTAATTCCCGGTAGACCCCTGCTTTTTCTTCCGTTTGATCCACATGTTCAACATCCCGCCGACCTCGCTGACCAGTCCCTGGGCAAACTCGAGTTGATGATGGCTCATGCAGCGCTGAACGTGAAGAAATCGCATCCAAAAGCGAAGATGCGCGAGTCCCGCATCTGCCGCGTAAAGCTTGCCGACCTGATTGGATTTTCCGGCCTGAAAGAACAGGTCCGGTTGCCGCATCAGGCATTGCAGAAACAGATCGCGGGCCACGCCATGCTTTCGAGGTATCGACTGAGCAATCGGGTAAAGATACCCAATCACGCGTTCGAATTTCTCGACAATGGCCATTTGGTCGTAGCATGCGATCTGCTCATCCGGTTGTTGGGGTTCGTCGCTCATCCTGAGCGGGCGCTTTCGCGCCCTTAATCAAGGATCAGGTGGTCACAGGCGCACCGCAACCCGATGGTGCTGCTCGAGGTCGAGGCAGCGTTGTCCCAGAGCGACGAACGCGACCCGCAGCCCGCCCCGGTGCCCCAGGCGCCGCCAAAGAGCGCCGCGTTGGGTGGGTTATACGATTGGCCACGACCCCCGGTATCGGACTGCCAGGCGGCTGTGGTGTTATAGGGTCCGCCGCGTTCCTGTCCCCAGACCCACATGACGCCGGTGGCCTGAATCAGGCCCCATTTGGAGGTATAGGCTGCATTCAGAATGGTCGAGCCTTGATCGGTCCCGATGGAGGAGCCTTCGGTCGTTCCATAGGCTGCTGCCATGAATTCCGATTGGAACAAAGGTCGCTTGCCATAGGCATGGGCGACTTCCTGCGCTTCAAACCAGGTCAAAGAACCGTAGGCGGTCGAGCCATTGCCGCCATAGAGCGTCGGGATCTTTGGGGGTGAGGAGCCATCCGCAATGGTGACGTTATATTTCGAGGTGCCATTGGTCCCGGGATCGGTATTGGTCAGATAAATATCGGCCCAGAAGCCACCCGCGATCAGCGCCATGCCGCGCGGATCGGGACAGGCCGGTCGGAATTTCAAATCCCAGAAGGAATACTGATTAATCTGTGCGGTCGTATTGCCGCCTGTCGTGCCCGTGGCATTGCCGCCCGGCGCATAGTGGAATCCGCCGACCTTACGCGCCCCCGTTGTGGGAGGTGAGGTGTGATTGGTGGTGGCCTCTAAAGTGCCATCGGTTTTGGCCCAGATGGCATAGTCGGTGCCGGCTGTGGCGGTACCAGGCATCGTCACCACCGTACCCGAGGCAATCGTCTTGATGGCGCCATTGACCTCGACATACAGCGCGGTCTGCGTTGAGACCGTAAAGTTGCCGGTTTTACTGAAAAGAACGACCGTGGGATCGGCTTTTCGAAACAGGCCATACCCCGGCGCCAAGGCGGCAATGGCCTGAGCAATCCGCAATGGCGTCATGGTTCGAAGTGCCGTAACGCTTCCAGCCTCCATCTCGGCCTGTGTGGCTGCGGTTTGAGCCAAAAGACTGGCTGTGACATCAACATCGACCGTCATCGTCTTGGCGGTTGTTCCTCCTTGAAGAAGAAAACCGACTGCTTGGGGCGTGACGCCCAGCCCAGGAGCTCCCCGCGCACCGGTTAGGGAGATATTCCAATCGGCTTTGCTTGTGGATCCTGAAATGACTTGAATGTCAATGGTGAGCTGATCGGCGGCATAGGCCGTAACTTGGCCAAAACCCCAAATGCTGGGCGCCGAAGCCGAAACCACAGTGACAAAAATACCCGCCGTATATTGCTCACCTGCCTGAACCGTAAAGGTTTTAGAGCCAATGACTGGTGACCATGCGGTAGTCGATGTTGAGACAAAGGCGCCGGCAATCGCCGCGGCTGAGGCGGCGCTGGCTGAGGCAGCTGCTGCGGAAGCTGCGGCTTCCGTTGCTTTGGTGACCGTATTGGCGGCAACGGCGACCGTTTGTGCCAGGGCAGGAACAAAACGCGTCCGATGGCCACCATTGGCTAGTCCGGTGCTGGGATTGCTGTCATCGGTAACGGTTGAGCCGTCACCACCAACTGAGGTTGCGAATGTAACGCTGCTCACGCGATGATCTCCTTGATTTCGTAGGCTGTCGTAAATCGGACGGGGTCCGGGTTTTCAATCGGGGTCAGTGACCGCAGGCGGCCGAGAAAGCTTTGACGCATCAGGTTATTGCCATCATCCTTATCCCAGATCAGGAGCACCTCATCGGTGACTCCGAGGATGCGGCTGGCACCCAGCGCCGTTGTCATGGCTTCAGTCTCACCCAGCCAGTCAAGGCCAAAGCGGCAGACGCGATATTTAGGTCGCTGATCGTAGTATTCAGCACCACCAATGGCTTCCTCAATCATGGATCCATCCTCATAGCCCAGGCTCCAGCTAAAGGACGCGTTGTTTTCGGGAAGAAATGAATTGCCGACAAACAGGCGGCCGATTTCCACATAACCATCGCTATTTGTCAGGTCGCTGAACTCAATCAGCCAGTAGCGATAGGTGACAATGTTTTCAATAAATTCAAAAGCAAGGCCTGGGTAATAGGCCGCCTCTTCAGGATCCATTTTCCAGGTCCAAAAGGAATCCGATTCCCATTCCAGACCACCATAAATGCCATCCGCCATGTCGACCCAAACATCTTTCCAGCCGGAATCATAAAGTGGGGTTGAAAAAGAGGCGCTGGTATTTCCTCGAATGCGGAATTGAGCTGAAGTGCTGAGGTTGTGGCCTACCACCGCAAACAAGTTCACAATTCGCTCTTTATCAAGCGTGATCTGAAATTGGGTAGAAGCGGTTGCCGTATTGGTTGATCGCGTTTTCTTGCTAATCCTTCGATCTTGAAGGTTGGTTAAAGGCAGGGAGGCTAGCCAGGATCCGCCCGAGAGCGTGCATTTATCAGCTAGATTCGGAAACCCCATGATAATGTTTGACATGATTTAGCCCCAAAGCGTGAGATCAAGGGTTCCAATGCGATAGTCGGGCTGTATTCCGATCACCCGGAAAAGCTTGCCCAAGGTATAACCAAATCGGTCAACCTTGACGGTTACTACATTCCCCAAATCAATGGTGTCAGTCGTGCCTGGCAAAACCTTAACCGTCAGGTTGATTCGATCCTTCCTGTTTTTGTATAGATTAAGGCGCCGAGTAGCTTCTGTTTGCGCAGCTCCAGAATCAGTAAGAAGCGAATCGAAAGATAAAACCGGAGATAGCAGGTGGGCCGTTAATACAGAAGAATCAGTCGCAAAAACTGTTCGATAGTCTTCAGCTAACCAGGCTTTAAATGCTGCTCCCACTGAAGTGGCCAGGCCAGATGTAATAACAGTGAAGTTTTTGGCATACCCCAGCCGGACCTGATAGGCCGGCACACCCTTGTCAGTATCTGCAGTTGCGGTTCTTTCAATATCAATAATTTCTTGCTGCGTAAAAGTGGCAACAGAAGCGCCTGAAGGGGCATTTAGTTGAGCCATCCGAAATTGTCCGAGTCGATCAAAGCTATACCAGGCGCCAACCGAATTACTGAGCGCATCCAATGCCGAATTGATGGTTTCATTTTCACTCAGATAAATTCCAAGGGTAGCGCTACCGGTTGCAGAATCTAGCGCTGTCACGTCTGCGGCGACAATATCGCCTGCTGCAATACCACCCGGTCCGGTTACGATTGATTTAATGATTTGAGCTGCGGTTCGATCGGCGGCAACGGAACCCTGTGTTGCACTAGCCGTGATCGGGCCTGCAGGAGTCGATCCCAGTCGAAAATACCCGCCTGCAAGCCATGCCCGATAGGTGCCAGCCGATGGCGCGTTAGTCTCCATGTCAGCCTGTGAGCTATAGACTGCTCCAGCGGTCAGAGCAACGCCCTGATCATAGACCTGATCCAAAGAGGCCAACGGGCCATCATTGAGTTGATAAATCAATCGCGCCGTGTTCACGATCGGCGGGCTGACGTTAAAAACCTTGCCGTAAAGCTTGGGCTTTGGTTTACCTTTTAAATCATCTGCAGTCCCTTCAAGGCCCGCAGGTAGTGCATTCGATCCTGCATATAAGGTCGTTTGAATCGGGCGGTCAAGTTCGGCCAGGCGATCCCGAATCCGGATGGTCAGACTTTGCCAGGTGAATTCTGGCTGCTCCATCGTGCCCTTGATCACGGTTGTAAAGCTGGCGCGGGCTGCTTTGCTATCTCCAAGGAGTACCCTGAAATTGCGGCCGTCAAAACCGTAATCCGCCATGCTATCGAGCGTTCCAAGGTTCACAAGCTCGATTAGGCCGTAGCCAGTCGTTGAGGCCCCGCCCGTGGATCCTTTAGAAAAAACATCACGCCGCATCAGGCCGGGCTGTTTAAGTTTTGGCTCATAAAAAGTGCTGGCAGGCGTATCGCTGGCCTTGGACGTAAAGCCATGCGTTGAAAAATAAAGAGTTCTGACGCCTGAAATGGACGCGTCGTACGCCTCAATTTCTGCAAGGTAAATCAACATCAGGCGACCGCCCCTGCCAGCTTGTTGGCTGACTCCACCGAGGACAGGCGATCATCAATAGAGGTCAGAATTTTCATCAGCCCCTGATATCCCGCCTGGTCAACCCGAATTCCGGCGCTGACTGCATCCGTAACCGCATCCAGCTTCTCTGAATTGTTGTTGCCGGCAAGCATTTCCTTAGTCTGATTTGCGGTATAAACCATCCCTGGTCGACTGAATCTGACTAGCTCTGGACCTTTTTCACCGACCATAGCAATGCCTTCTGAGGCCAGCCCGCCCTGGGCAAATCCAGGAATGAATCCCTTGGCAAGAAGATCCTTGTATTCAGCGCTCTGCCTAAACTGATAGGCCAATTCATCAGCTGTGATATGACCCCCCATCAGCTGCGCAAGCCGGCCCGTGTAGGCGCCTTCATTCTCCGGCTCTCGGCCCAGCAGCTGCTGGTAGTAGAAACGAATCATTCGCCGTGAGTAGTCTTCATTCAGTATCTGATAGGTTTCATCCTGGAAGGGGTTGTAGCCCATTCGGCCGCCGGGAACTTGTGGTGCAGTCGAAATCGGGACCGGTTTTGGCATCGGTATCGGTTGAACCACAGGCGCTGGAACTGGGACAGGCGTCGGTGCTACGGGAGCTGCTGCTTTACCCGCTGCGAGTGCCGCAATTGCCGCTTGATAATTGTTCATGGCGGTAATCATGTTATTCACGCCTTGAGCAACCGAGATCACGCCATCAGTTATATTTCCAATTCCCGTGCTGATGCCCAACAATGCACCATAAGATTTTTCAGCAGCTATGAGCTGCTCTTTTGCGGTATTGGCTTGTTGCTCACTGAATGAAATTGCTTCAGTGACCGCCTTAATGACTTCTTCGCGATCTGCTTGAAACTGCAGGCTGGATGCGTTGTATTCTCTTGAGGCATCAAGAAACTCCTTGCCCACCGTATCCAGCTGTCCAATCGCGCCCTCATTGCCTAGAGCGGCCAGAGCGCTAACTCTTCGAAACTCCATTGCCGCGGATTCATATCGGCGCTCAGGTGAGGCCTGAAGATTTGTCAGTTCCAGCAGATAGGTTTTTAAGGTCTTGGAGGTCTGGATAAATCGATCTTGGGTTTTTTGTAGGTTCTGATAAGCATCCCTAAGTCCTGACAAGGCTTCACTTGAAGCTTCCTCAAGAGTTTTAAGCATTTCCTCATGGGCTTTTTTGGCTGCTTCATATTCAGCCTCTTTTGCCTTTCGAATTGCCTCTTCCTGTTTTTGAGCGTAACCAGCTGCAGCATCTGAAGCACTCGCAAATGCCGGCGCAAGAAGCACCAATTGGTTATAGAGGGCCTCTTGAGAAGGCACCAAAAGGTTTAGCCCATCAAGATATTTTCTAAATTCTTCCTTGCTCTGCGGCATCGATACGCCGAGTGCATCAAACTGTTTTTTGAGATCTGCCAATTGCTTAGCTGTTTTTTCTTCTGGCGTGAAAAAAGCATCTTCATAGGATTGCTTGATTTTTCGCGCAGCTGCTTCCGCTTCCTCGGCCGCTTTTCGCGCGGCATCCACAGCAGCCTGCGCGGCTTCGGCCTGCGCGTCTGCCAGATTTTTTGCAGCATCGGTAAAGTCAGAGAACGCCCCGCTCAAGGATAAAAACTGCGCAAACAGTTTTTTGCCTTCAGTTGTAGTTTTGTCGATGCCCATTGCAATGGCATAAAACTGGTCTTTTGATTGAGGGAGACCATAGCCAAGCCGCGCAAATGCTTTCGTTAGCTCTTCGCTGTCTGAAGTCAGCTTTTGCTGGTCGGTCATAAAGTTATCGCGAAAAGTTTGCAGCGCTTCTTCAAACTTACTCAAGCCGCCGGCAGCATTGATCATTTCGCGATCAATGTTTTCGGTTCCAAATCCTGCCCCGCGCATCAGTCGGGTCACATTGGAAATTTGCTGATAAGCGGAAGCAATATCCTCTGCAGAACCCGTTAAGTCATTGACATACTGACGCGTTCCGGCGCTCAAATCCCCCTGGGCCATGATGACCTGACGCGTAATTTCAGCCGCTATGTCTCCTTCTTTCTCCTTGATTTCACTGTAGCTGATCGTGGTCATTCCTAATTGCTCAAGAATGCCTTTGGCGCGCGCGGAGCCTTCTGAAACGCGAATTAATGC